TATCCATTGCACGTTGTGCTTATCCAAATGACATAATGAGGCGAAATCAAATGCATCTATATCAAAAAGTTCAGGTGCTTTGACACGCATATATCTCCAATACCTTTCTTCGTGGTTGCCTTCTTTATAGATTATTTCAGCATCAGGAAAAGTTTGCCTCAATTCGTAAATGAAAGTCCGCATTGCGTAAAGTTCATCCTTGAATTTGCGTTTCTTTGGATCCTTTACAAAGTCGGAAATCATATGGCAGTCCAATGCATCTCCATTCAATACAACAGTATCAACACCCTCATCAATACCGCACTGGATGGCAGTAGACAATGCATCGATGTCGTGGTATGGGATGTGAATATCGGATAGGATGAGAATCTTTTTTCCTTTTATATCAATGTGCTTACGACCTTTGGCATACGATTTTGGCAACTTGAATGGGTTGCGTGGTCTGTCATTCTCAACTACAAAAGATTTGTCAGCAGGTCTATATTTTCCAGTCTTGCCTTCAATTCTACGGAGTGCGTGCCGTGCATCTTCAACACCAAGAAAGGTCTCAAAATGTTCTTTGCTTAACTTTTTAGCCAACGTCAATGTTGGTGTATCAGGAAAACGCTCACGCAATTCACGTGCTAACTTTGTTTTTTGACTTTCTGCCATATATTTTAGAATGGTTGGTACACTGTCCGTCCACCACTCTTAACTGCACGTAATATCTGACCTCTATTCCCATCTTTGTTGTAACTTACGTGTACCCAAGAAGGTGCATTCTCACTTCCGAACTCCCATATGAGTTGGTCAAATTTACAATTTTTTCTGATATAATCAAATATCTCTTTGTTATTTATGCCACCGTGAATATCGCCATCAATATCAAGGGCCATTCCTTGCATATGTAAACTGGACTTACTCCCACCGATGCGTTGATTTAATTCATAGCTTCTGAACCCTGATGAGATACCAATTGGTTTACCGAAATGCTCACGCACTTTATCAAAAATGTTGGTGCATACGAGCTTCAGATTTGCTAATTGTTCAGCGTTTGGAATGTTCCCAATCTTCAATGCCTTCGCTTGATTGCTATGCGTTACCTCAAAGTAACTCACATACTTACTTACCTTTTCCATCTGTCATTGCATCGGTTAAATCTTCGCTCTTTCTACCTATGATTGTCTTTATCTTACTCCACAAATCCTTTCCGGTCACTTACTCAATACTTTCAATGATTGACTTGAATTCAATGATTGCAACTACGGTAGCTATCAACTTTGTGATGGGGATAAATTGCGCTATTACATACTGCTCAATCAAGAATCCACTCACAATAGCAATTTGGTATAACATCAACTTTGTGATTGTATCACTCATCCTGCGTGAACGGATACGCTGACCTAATTTGATTGCTTTCCAGATACCCACTACCATATCCATTGCAACCAAAAAACCTATCGTTATCATCAATTCTTTGATAGGCAAAAAGACGGTTGCAATACCCAACAACCACAGCTTTACTTTCATCTTTTCTCCTGCTTTTTTAGATATTGTTTCAAAAGTTTTTCATACTCCTTTCGCTTTAATACGATGGGGGGAGAAAGTCTCTTATTGACCATTGGTTGCGCCATTGTCTATATGAATTTGAGATTAGAAAATTACTCTTTCCGTATGGGTTACGATCAGGGAAGATATTGTTGTCGGTATTGTTCGTGTACTCAGGGAATAAAGTTGAATTAAAACACAAATAATCAACCATTCTTTTGGTATACCATCTTGCATTTTGTCTCGCAGCCTCTTTCAAAGACTCCATTTCGAATTTAGTAACTGGAGTTGTATCTTCACTTTGTCTGCTCACCAAGTTACCATTGTCGTGCTTGTACAAAAGTGATGGATAAAGTTCAACCATAGTCCACCACAACACAACCTTCAAGACGTATTCGTTAAGGAGTGTCTCGTAGTCGCCTGATAAAGTAGAATTTGCTACATCGTCCTTCAATCTTACCGTCAAATTTGTCCCCAAAAAGTTGGTCAAATACTTATCTTGTGCCAAATAAATGGCAGGTCTAATTAAATTGGGATCAACTGCATCAGTAAGTGGTGTAAATTTCTTGATGTAGTCCTCATTGATGAGTAATATTTCTTGTGGTATTGGCATTTTTTAGGCGTATTTAATTGATCCTCTTGATGGTGTATTTATTGGAGCCACACCTTCAACTCCTTTCTTTGGAACGAATGGGTTATTCCCTACTCGCTTATCATTTTCAAGACCTTCATTTGGTAGAATTCTACCTTTGGAATCTCTTTTGCGCATATAGATTTGACGCTTCCAAAAATGGTGACAAAATGCGCCACCTTTGTAAACAAAAATATCATATGTGCTTTGACCGGTAGGTGCAAAATCTCCATTAACCCCCCTATCACTCATTCGATTTATATCTTCATATCGGAATACCGCACCTGCTACTGACATCCCTACCATATCAATACAGAATTCACGTGAGTTAGCGGAAAGATTTTGTGAATATGCGTAGCGTAACTTATACAATCCTGCATCACCCCACTGCGATTTATCTCCACCATTGGCATCATTCATTGAAGGCATCTTGTTGAATAGTTGTGAGGTGTAATTCAATTCATTCTCAGGATCCAATACATCTTCTTCACTAATCAATTCCCATTCCTCAATATCAATATATTCAGCTTTCGACTTTAACTCATCAATAAAGATTCTACCTTCCTCATCTGTGAAATCTTGTTCTGATGAACAGCAGATTTTAGAAATGCTTTCGTGTTCTGACTTAACTTTTTTTTTTTGGACTACTTGAGTAGGATCAATAGCAACAGTTGATAGGTTGTCAAATATCTCGCTGATTTGCACATCTGTCATTGTTGGGAATGCAGTTTTACAAACAGCTTTTGCAGATGGAATGGTCAAGACATTTGCAGTTGTCTGCACAATGATTTCAAGTAGTGATGAAATCTGCGCTCCATTCATTGCTTGACTTGCAACATCAACTGGTTGTGCCACTGCTCCACTTGCATCCACTACGGTATCATCTGCGAACAAATCATTCTGTACAATTTTGACATTACCAAACACACCAAATGAAGCTAACACCTCTTCAACTGCGCTTGTAATTAGTCTTTGAAATGGCTCAATTACTTGTCTTTGGAATATGCGCATTGCAGTTTGCATCTCATCGGTATTGCTACCTAATCCACCGCCTGCACGCACACCAAAAAGTAAAGGAGATGTTACTCTATGACTCACTAAAATTGCCTCCATTGATTGGTCAACCAACGTGGTGAATTGCTTATCCATATCACTAACTGGAAATGGAGTAAATTCCACACCTCGGTCACGTTCTTCGTTAAAGAATGTCAAGACTTTACCAGCATTCTCCGAACCTTGAATTGACATCTGCAATTGGTTCTTAATTAAATGCTGTTCCTCCAAAGATGGTATGCCGTTGTTGAATGATGCAATTAAAGATGGGAAGAAACCATTGAGAATCAAGTTAACCTGATACTCGCTCAATTGGCGCATCTTTTCAATCTCATTGATAGCACCAACGTAGTCAGGTTTCGGATAGTATTCGCTACCAACCATCAAGCTATGCACGAATAGAACTTGCTTTGGCTCAGCTTCATTCGTGTTCACATCAAACATCGGTATGAAATGCGGTGTGTTTTTCTTTTTCCGCATATCAGTCCAGTCACGTGAATACCACACACCAACTACATCATCTTCCTCATCACTACAAGCAAGGCGACAATTCTCAAAAGGCAAATGGTTTATTTGTGCAATGGTGCTTCTATCCATTGACCAAATGATTTCCCAATAGAACCCACCTTGCAACTTCAAATCCAATGAGGTTGGATGGATTATTGAGTCTAAATTCAAACGGCTAATTTCTTTCACCGCTTGTGGAGTTGATGCCGTCAATTCACGACCTGCAATCATATATGAAATAGAGTTCACCAACGCTCCGTGTATTGGTGACTCATTGTAAAGTTCAATCAAGTATTGAGGGAAGGCATTACCTTCTCCATAGTTAACCCATCCCTTTCTATCTTCTCTCTCAATGGGTTCAATTTTAACGTACTTAGACAACTCAATTTGAGTTGCTCCAATGCGTTGCTTTATTTCGTCAATGTTAGCCATTGTATTCGATGTCATTAGGTATGGTTAGGTTCGGTTGGTCAAAGTATTCAGTTAGCGCAGTGAATTCAATGAATCCTCGCTTCAGTTCACCCACCACATCAGCATCCTCAGGATCTAAATTAGTAGATGAATTTTGACCATAAATAATATAATTGTAACGACCACTTTGAGTGATAAGAATACTACCATTCTCCGCATCATCCGTGTCAGTGCTAACGCTCAAAGTAGTTATTCGCTCATTGCTATCAACTAAGACAGGAATGACTGCAAAAAGTTGTAATGTAATCTCATTTTGTAAGATTAACAGATAGTCGGTAAAGGTAGGTAAAAGCAAAACCCCCTCTTCTAATGAAAGAAGAAGGGTTTGCGAGGCGGTATTAGTTTGCAGATAATTCATTATCTACAAATATAATTAAATTGTTGGTGCTACAACAGTGATTCCACCATAGTTATCGAATGGTAGACTTGTGAAAGATTCCAAACGATAAGCCTTGTTGGCTTCTTCTGCAGTGAATGTAATGGTGTAACCATTCAAGTCACCTTTGGCAGTTCCTGTTGAAGTAGTCATTGCAGTAACTTCTGCGCCATCCATACGACCAACCATCCAAATGTTATTGTTGTTATCTTGAACAAAAACAATGAGACGATTTTTAGCGACCAATTCCAATTGCTTTCTGCGTGCAGGACTCAAAGCAAAGAATGTAGCGGCAACGGTTTGAGTGTAGAAAATAGTTCCATTCTCAACACTTGATGCCACCTCTTCGTTGAAGCTACCTGTGTGCTTTGGACAAATGTATTTGTAGACAGATGCGGTTGGCAATCCATCAACTTCTTGAGTACTTGCATCAA